CCCGGAAATACCGTTTTCTTTGGCGTACTCCAAAAGCTGCGCTTTCGTCATTCCGTCAAAGTCCACGGTCTCCGGTGCGGTTTTGTCAGCTGTCAGAGCCGCCCTTAACCCCCCGCCGGGGTGACAGTGGCAACGGCGATACCGTCCAGGTACTCCGCCCACAGCTTCATGCCCATGATGGCGTACATATCGCCGGTAGCCCGGGAGTAGTCGCCCTCGACATGTACGCCGATCAGGTTCGTTTCGCCCTTCACGGTGTAATTCAGCCCCAGCTTGGCAAAGTCGCTGTCGCTCGGGTCAACGTAGTACAGGTCAATGTTCTCAACGGGGGTTGCAATCACCTTCCCAGCGGCGACGTACTTGTCAGGCAGGAGGAAAAGGGTGTTGTAGCCCAGGAAGTTCTGAACATAGGTAAGGCCGAACATGGTCTGGGTGGTAATCTCCTTATCGCCCAGGTAGTCGTAGAAATCCATGATGTTGGCAAAACCAACAACCTCGGTCACGTCCTTGTCCATGCCCATGAACTTCGCAAGCACCTTGCCCTTTGCCTGTGCGAGCGCCAGCTGCCAGGTCTTGGGGGTCAGTGCCAGAGAGCCGGTAGCCAGGAAAGTGTAGAAGTCACCCAAAACCTTGTTTTGCAGGGCAACCAGGAAAGCGTCGTCCGTCTTTTCTACGGCGACCTCTGCGCCGTATTTGGCCACGCTCTCGATGGTAACGCTCTTTGCGTACTTGGCCACCTCGATATCGCCATAGGTGACGGGGGAAACCTTCATCTTGGTGAAGGGGATCTCGTCTCCTTCCGCTACGGTGGCACCGCCCTGCAAAGTACCGTCTACCTCTGCCTTGTAGGATACCAGTTTTGTGCCGGGCGCCTTGCGGATAGGCCGCATAATGCCCAGAATGGTGCGCAGTGCGTCCCAGTTATCGTTGAACCGGGTTACAAAGTCCACCTCTCGCGCGGACGTGGTGAACTGTGTGGAAATCGTTACGTTTTCTTTTGCTGCCATTTGTACAGCTCCTTTCAAAAAAGTTATTTGTTTTCGCTTGCCATGCTTTCAGCAAGCGCGGCCTGCCTCTCAGCGGTGGACAAAAGATACCGGCCTTTATCGTCCTTTTTGTAGATTTCAGCGCGGCTCTTTACGCCACCAGAGGTGTCAGGCGGGGTCTGTGTTTGGGTGCCGGTGGTGGTAGTCTTGCCGATCAAGCCCTTGTAATCGCCGGAAAGCAGCCCATCAAGTGCGGCGGTATCTTTGATACTTTCGCCGTCCAGCTTCAGGCCGTCAATTTCGGCTTTCGCTCCACGGATTACCAGCCCCATGCTCTCGGCGGGAATGCCCTTGCTCTGGAAGTACGCACGCGCGGCCTTTTCCTTGGCGGCGGCGCTCTCCTTAGCGGCAACTCCGTCTTTGAAATCCTGAAAGTCTTTCTTTTCCTTCTCGTACTTGGCCTTGTAGCCGCCGTCAGCGTCATCCTTTTTCAGATCATCCAATTCCTTTTGAATGCCAGGAAGTTTCTCAGCGTCGGCCTTGTACTTCCCGATATCGGCTTTCAGGCCGTCCACGGTATCGGTGTGTGCTTCAATGATGGTGTCTACCTGTTCGTCGGTAAGCCCCATCCCCTTCAAAAGTTTGCGAGTTAATGCCATTGTTTCAGTCTTCCTTTCTTCGCCCCTATTCTTCGGGGACGACTGTGATATAAAAGCCGCTATACTTCGCGGGTTTTACCGAAATAAACAAAAAAGGAGCCGAACAGCATGCAAAATCTACGTACCGTTCGGCTCCGATTGCCCATTCCTGCGCCCAATTACGCAGGAGAAGAATATTTGATTGTTTTCTTTACTTCGAGGACTATGTAGCCGTCGCCCTTGCGCCGTATCTCCACATCGTTCCCACGCTTTATAATAGCCTCTATGGCCTTTATGATTTCGTCATTATTCATTTATTGCCCCTCAAATCGCGTCAGCGTTTTTGAACGCTTCCATAAGTTTGGGAAACTGGATAGCGAAAAAATCTACCATTTCCTCGTTTTGTGCCCATTCGGAGTTTTCCGCAAGGCCACTTTCAAAGAGAAAAGCATGGATAATCTCATGCCGCTTGTTCTTTCTAATCTGAACTTGTAAGTTTTTCTTACAAGTTCGGTCTCCGACGTGCTTACTATAGCTATCCACAACCAGTTCTTTGCTGGTTTCGTCGCAAAATCCATCGCATCCCGCCAGCCGCGAATCTTCGTCTTCACAGCAGACGGAAAGTGTGTATTCAGCCCCAAGCGCATTTATTTTTCTGGTATCCACGCCACGTCAACCTCCTTTGCTAAGTTCGTCTTCCAGAATGTTCTTGTATGTTCCCTGATGATCGGCGATTGACGGCTTAATAAACGGGTGCGCCCGGTTGCCAGCTGTCCAATGCCAGATTCCTTGCTCGTCCTGATAGCACCACGGGGTGGGGCGGCCTCCGCCTCCCTCGGCGTATTTGCCCGTTCCCATTTCCTGGTAAATGGCGTATTCGGTCGGCGTTCCAACAATGGCTTTCTTCCCATCCTCCACGGTATGTGTAATGCTGTTGCGCATATTCCCAGTATCAACGGGGCATAAATCCTTTGCGTATTCAACGGCTTTTTCTCCGCAGCGTTCCAATCCGCGCTCACACGCTTCACCAAGGGCGCGGAGGATTTCGTCAGAATTATCCACAAAGGTAATGCTCATTTCCCCCTCCTTTTCTGCTTCTTCCAGAGCCGGCCTTGTGCGGTTCATGGCGGCGCGTGCGCATAGTCCACCACAAGCGGGGATTCCAGCCCGCTTCTTTTTTATCTGGTTGGAAGATTTGGGCATAGAAAAAGCACCATGCATTTTTGCACAGTGCTTTTGGTTTATTCAAACCTATTTACTTCTATTTGTCAGCTTTCCGCTTTGTTGCTGCCGTGGATTTCAACGCTCATACGTTACCCCTTAATGAATGGTTCATTATCAATCCATCCATCTGCAGTGAGCCGCAAAACTATCTCGCATTGCTCTTTTGATTTCCCCGTTGCAGTTTTAGCGATACCAACAATACGCCGATTTTCAATAATCAGATCATCCCAGTTCTGCAATCCGCGAGAAATGAATTTGATGTATTTCCTGTAAGCGTTTTTTGCATTCGGTGTAGCCGATTTTTCAATTTCCACAAAATCCCCAACAGAAAAATCAGCTGTTGGGTCTTTCACAAACTCCGCAAACATCGGAAGCCAGTCAAGCACCGTCTCTTTCATTGCGAAACAACCTCCAATTTCATATATCGTTCGGGGACTTCTTTCTCCACAAACTCTCTTGATTTTAGGTCGAAAATGCTTTTTTTAACAGTTCTTTCCCCCGCATCAAGGACTTTATATGTTGTGCCTCTGTCTATTAGAAATTCAAATTCTGCGGGGTTGTCTGCCATTTTGTAAATATAAGCGCCGCGTGTTGATTTTGGCACGATAATATCAAGAACCGTCTGCGTATCTTTATGTCCTCCAAACGGGAGTTGCGCGTCTTGCGCTATTGTCGTGCTTGTAAATCCTTTTTCTGTATATAGCTTTCCGATACTCGCGACCATATCATCAACAGATGAACCGCCTCCCGTAATATACCCAACATCACCGACAACACGCTTCACGTTCAAGTCCGTTGAAAGCTTGAACTTTGATATTTCCGCAGAAACGCCGTCGCTTATCTCCTTGTACCCATCAAGGCGCCCATAGCAACGCAGCGCCTTTTCATACGCCGCTCCGCCGCGCTCTACGGCGTTAATTGCGCTATACGCACCCCCGGAATACTTGGATATATTCGGATTTGCTTTTTTCGTAAACTCGACGCTCGAGTTTGTTGCATAATATTCGTTTTGCCACTTCTCCAATTCCTCTAAGTTGGAAAGGCTTAAAGTTACAGGCTTTATTTCGGGTTTTGCTTTAATTATATCAGATTTTGCCGCACTTGCAACTTGCTTCGCAGTTTTGAGCGCCTCCCACCCGTCAGCGTTATTATACTTTAAAGCCTGGAACTTTGCAAATGTTTTCGGTGCTTTTTTACCCAGAATTTCACGGTATTCTGCATATTCCCGTTGGTCTGCCTGATAGTTTTTACCAGCTTTCACCATGCCCGCCCATTTTTCCGGAGGATACTGCGCTTTCTTTTCGTCGTACCATTCTTTGTACGATTTTTTCTTTACAATCTCATATTCCCCGGTTTCGTGATTCTTCACGCGCATCATGTGGCGCTCCGCTTCCAGATCGTCGTCCGTGGCATTCACCACCGTGCAGCGGCAATTATACAGCTCATGCCCCGGCGCTCCCAACGAGCCATCACCGGGGAACATCATCTTATAGCCGCCTACATCAAATGGCTGATCGTAGTCCACAATCTGATTGTCTGCCATGCCGTGATCGTGGCGGGTGCGCAAATCCTTTGTGGCTACCCACTTTTTCTTGGATTTAATGCCCCACATTTCATCAGCGGCGGCGTAGCTGTCCATTCTCCCGGCGTTCTGTGCGGCGGTAACTGCCGTTCTTGCCGCTCGAATAGCGCTTACACGGCTCATTGTGACGATTCTGGACTGCAAATCATCGGATATCTGCTTGATGCTTCTGCCTTGCAATATGGAGCCTGTAACGCTTGCCGTAATCTGCTGCTTGCCAAAAGCCAAATCAATACCCCGCTTTAGCGCCAGCCTTTCTGGGTAGTATGGCATTACGTCCGGCTGCTCCACAATTAAGCGCTTTACGGTCTGCTCGTCAAAAAGCGTAAAATCCGCACTCGGGTGAACGCTCTCAATGGTATAGGCGGTGTAATTCCGATTCAGGGAGTAGATTCCAGGCGTAGCGTCGTTCACATACGCAAGCGCCACCTCTTTTGCTTCCGTCGCACGTTCGGCCAGCTTGTCCCGAAGCGCTTCCAAACGTGCCCCGCGCCCCATCTGGTTCAGTCGCCATTGTTGGTAGTCCTTTTCAGTCCACTCCTTACCGTTGCGCTTCTGGCCTATCAAGTCCTGCATCTTCTTATCCTGATCGGCAAAATGCTTGAAAAAAGCATCTATTTCCTCTTGCAGTCCTTTAGCCGCCTGAGAATATATGGAGTTAATGCGGCGTTCCAGATCGGCAAGCGCCCTGTCGGTTCCCCTATCGGCTTCATTCGGCCTGGGCATTGCCACCACCACCGTAAACCATATTTATGTCCGCGTCCGCTTTCCGTTTCAGAATTTCCGGCACTTCCTCCGGCAAAAGAAATGGAAGGTGTTTCAAAATCGTTTCGTCATCAAGGAACGCAGCCGCCGAAAGCACCATGTTTGTTTCCTCTGTACGATTTATCACCTTGTTCCACGTAAATTCCGGCTGTGGATTACTGATACCAGCAGCAGCGCAAATCTGCCGAATAAAATCTATCAAGAAATACTCGAAATCGGCGCATTTGTTGTCCTGTGGCTGATACGCCGCCGAAATCTCTGTAGCCGTTTTCTCAGCGCCCGCCAAAGCTGTAACATCAAGCATCTGGGAATCTTCATACAGGTCGCGCCGCAAGATATCCAGCATGGTTTTCCGGGCTTCTACAGGAACGTCAAGGGTGTGGGCTTCTGCTGCCGTTCCATCGGAACTATCTACCACATTCGCCTTTACGCTCTTCATTCTCTGAATGAACTGTGCCAAATCCTTATCGTCCATAGCGCCGGTATTATGCAGAATCCAGTAAATTCCGCTGGTATCGTCAATTTGGTTGGCA